GATGTCCTGAGGCCTGTTACTTGGTGTAAGCAAACCTCAGATAAAATCATTAATGGAAAAGAAATTGGTAAGAATAGAATTCAATATGAACCTTTGATCAATCCAATTTCTTACATGATTCAACCAGTTGGACTCGGTTCTACAGAAATATTTGTAGATTCTTTGAAAACTGGATTTGATCCTCTTAATGAGAGTAACATAAGAGATTTCCAAAATCAAATTGTAGTTACTTCACAAGACGTGATAGTTGGAGCATCAGCAACTGCTTTAGTTTCTATTGCGGGAACTATTTCATCTATTTCAATTTCTGATGGTGGAAGAGGTTATGTCAGTGCTCCTCAAGTTACAATATCCAATCCCGTTGGACTTGGATCAACGCAAAGAGCTTCTGCAACAGCATCTATTACATCTGGAATTATAACTTCAATTTCTGTTGATTCTCCAGGAACAGGATATACAACGTCCAATCCACCTCAGGTACTCATTGAATCTCCATCACTGATATCTGAAACAATTAATGTAAGTTCTTATGAAGGTGACTTTGGTGAGATTGTTGGGGTATCCACAACATCTGTTGGAGTAGCATCAACTGGAATTGTGTTTGATTTCTATATTCCAGAAAATTCTTATCTTAGAGATTCTTCTATTACTGGAGTTACTACTATTAGTGGTATTCAAACTGGTTATTACTTTGTTGTTAAGAAGAGTAATATTGGAAATGGAGTGACTAGTTTGTATAACGGTGGATCCGTCCTTGGAGTGGGAACACAATCATTAGACTCTGTTTATCAAGTTGCTGCGGTTTCTATTGCACAGACTTCTGTTCCAGGAATAGCACTCACATATGTTGCTAGAGTAACAACGAGCGTTTCTGATTATAATTCATTATCAGGAACAGGTTCAAGTGAATTCTTCGGAGAGTTTTCTTGGGGTAGAATTTTGTTAGAAACTAGAACGAATCCAAAAGAATTTAATTCTTATACTTTGTCTGGAATTGGAACTAATGATGTTACAGGAATTTCTACATCCGCAATTGTGGGTAGATTGGCACCATTGAAATACTCAGATTATACTTCGTAATCTATGTTAAATAAATAAAGAAAAACCTCATCAAATGGCTGCAATAATTACTGATCAACTTCGTATATTGAATGCAAAGAATTTTGTTGCCGGAGTAACGTCAACGACTAATTCTTACTATACTTTTGTTGGCCTGCCTAATGCCACGGACTTTCAAAGTGACTGGAATACAAGTCCCCCAAGTCCTAAAGATAATTTTAATGAAGAAAATAATTATTGGGACACAATGATTGCGCTGAAAAAAATTTCAGCAAGTGATGTAAATCAGGTTATTCGCAAAATTACATGGACTTCTGGCATTACATATGACATGTATCGCCATGATATAAGCAGAACAAATTCATCCCAACCTTCAGGTGCGATTGATTTGTATTCTGCAAACTACTATGTGATGAACAGTGATTTCAGAGTTTATATTTGTTTGTATAATGGTGCATCTCCAGAAAACAATTTTTCAGGAAATCCATCTTTAGATGAACCAACTTTTACAGATCTTGAACCAAGAGCAGCTGGATCAAGTGGTGATGGATATATTTGGAAGTATCTTTATACTATTAAACCAAGTGAGGCAATTAAGTTTGATGTAACAAATTATATTCCTGTTCCTAAGAATTGGGAAACCAGCACTGGTAATTCTTCTGTTAGAAATAATGCAGCAACAAGTGGACAATTAAAAATTGTCACTGTTAGAAATCGTGGGGTTGGATTAGGAACTGCAAATAGAACTTACACCAGAGTACCTATTAAAGGTGATGGATCTGGTGCTGAAGCAACAATTGTAGTTAATAATGATTCCAAAATTGAGTCAATTACAGTCTCAAATGGAGGATCTAATTATACATTTGGAACTGTTGACTTGGAAGCAGGTGGAGTTCCAACTGGAACCACAAAACCAGTTTTTAATGTTATTATCCCACCTCAAGGTGGACATGGAGCGGATATCTACAGAGAGTTGGGAGCATATAATGTTCTAACGTATTCTAGAATTGAAAATGATACTGAAAATCCAGACTTCATAACTGGAAACCAAATTGCAAGAGTTGGAATCATTGAGAATCCAAAAGCATATCAGTCTTCTGACAATTTATCTTTAGATAAAGCAAGTGCGGTTTATGCTCTTAGATTAACAGGAACTGGTTATAGTTCTGCAACCTTCACTGCAGATTCTTTTATTACTCAAACAATTGGTATTGGATCTACAGCGATTGGAAGAGTAGTTTCATATGATCAAGTAACTGGTGTTCTTAAGTATTGGCAAGACAGAACAACAGCAGGTTTTACTACTAGTGGAGCATTGAATCCAACCCCAGTTTATGGGTTTAAACTTAATAGATTTACAAGTTCAATTGCAGCTGGAGGAAACTTCACTATTGTTGGTGGTTCTGTAAATCTAGGTATTGACACTTCCTTTACGGGTGTTTCTACCACAATAAATAATAGGACATATTACCTTGGACAATCTTTTGCCAATGGTGTTTCAAACCCAGAGGTTAAAAAATATTCTGGAAATATCATATATGTCGATAACAGACCTTCAATAACAAGATCTGTTAATCAAAAAGAAGATGTAAAGGTTATCTTGCAATTCTAAAGAATTATGCCACAGGAAACAAATCTCAACGTTGCTCCATATTTTGACGACTTCGATCCTCAAAAGGATTATTATAAAGTCCTATTTAAACCAGGATATCCTGTACAGGCAAGGGAGCTAACCACATTACAGTCTGTCTTACAAAATCAAATTGAAAAATTTGGAACTCACTTTTTCAAAGAAGGTGAAAAGATAATTCCCGGGCAATTAACGTACTTAAACAATTATTATGCAGTAGAAATTGAATCTCAATTTCTGGGTATTAACGTTAATGAATATCTAGATCAGTTAATTGGAAAGACAATCAGAGGAGAAACTTCTGGTGTTGTTGCAAAAGTTGTTAGTTATATAACTGATGTTCAATCTGAAAGACGTAATTTTACCCTATATGTAGATTATATTGAAACAAGTTCGTCAAATCTTTCTGATAGAGAATTTTTTGATGGTGAAGTTTTAATAACTGATGGGAGTATTAGTTTCTTAAATACCTTCATTACTGCAGGTGAAGGTTTTGCTTCTACGATAGCAAATAACTCAACCTCTACTGGATCTGCTTTTGCTCTGGGAGAGGGAGTTTATTTCTTAAGGGGATATTTCGTTCAAGTTGATAATGAGATTTTAATCTTAGATCAATATACAAATACTCCTAGTTATAGAGTTGGTTTGTTAATTGATGAAGATGTAATATCTGCAGAATTAGATAATGACTTAACTGATAATGCTCAAGGATTCAATAATTATGCAGCTCCTGGTGCAGATAGATTAAGAATCAGAGCTTCTTTAGCAAAGAAAGATCTAAATGATTTTGATGATCAAAATTTTGTGCAATTAGCTACCGTCGAAAACGGTATTTTAAGAGAGGGTAAAAAAACAAACAAAACTTCAGAATTAACTGATGAGTTAGCAAGAAGGACTTTTGATGAGTCTGGACATTATTACGTTAAGAGATTTAGAGTTGATTGTAAAGAAAGTCTCAATGATGGTTATGGTAACAGAGGAATTTATAACGAGAATCAACAGACTTCTGGCGGAAACACTCCAAGCGATTCATTAGCAATATACAAAATTAGTCCAGGAAAGGCATATGTAAGAGGATATGAGATTGAGACGAGATCTCCTTCTTTTATAGACGTTCCAAAACCAAGAACAACTAGATTAGCAGAAAATCAAGCAATTAATTTTTCTTTTGGCCCAACTATTGTTGTAAACAATGTAACTGGATCTCCAAGAATTGGATTTAATACAGGAACAACTTTACAATTAAGAGATCAAAGAGTTGGTATTGATTCTTTCTTTGCGGCTGGAAATGAAATTGGTATTGCAAGAGTATATGATTTTGCATTAGAATCTGGATCATATGATTCTTCAAATTTAAACGTAAATCAGTGGGATTTATCTCTGTTTGATATTCAGACATATACTGATATAACATTAAACGAATCGGTAAACCTTTCTTTACCAGTTCATGTCAAAGGTAGATCTAGTGGAGCAACTGGATTCTTAAGATATCCAAGTACTGGTGTTGCAATTACTGCATATCAAGTTAATGGACAATTCTTCAATGGAGAAGAGTTAATTTTCAATGGAATCACTGATGGTAGCAGAGTTAGCATTGCTGTTACAAATCGCAATTTGTCTGATGTAAAGTCTATTTTTGGAAGTGTTGGATTTGGCGGAACTTTTTCTGCAGACTTGTTACAATCTTCCTCAAGAGTTATAGGAATTTCATCAATTAGTCCAGAAAGTTCTGGAATTGCAACCATAACAACTTCAGAAGTAGCTTTCCCAGGAATTGTTACAACGGGAAATTTGGTTCGCTATTCAAGACCTGGATTCACTGATAAATCATTTGCTAGAGTAACTAGTGTTCAAACTAATACAATTACAGTAACAGGAGTTACTACAGTAACTGGAGTTTGTGATGGAGGACTTTCAGCAACTTCATTAAGTTTGACTGATTTAACTGTTCTAAGATCGAATATTCCGACTAGTGCAGGAAGTGGCAATTTTGCAGGAAATAATAGTATTTTTAGTGTATTTCCAAAGAAAAATATTGCTACTGTAGATACTACTTCATCAAACTTAATTATAAGAAAGAGTGTAAGTGTAGATATAACTGATGGATCAACAACAACTATTTCTGCAGGAACTAATGAAGTATTCTTGCCTTTCGATGAGGAAAGATATTCTTTAATTAGATCTGATGGAACTTTAGAAGTTCTGACTGAAGATAGATTTGAATTTACGGTTGGATCTACTCAACTTACAATAAATGGACTTGGAAGCAATGACACTGGTGCTACATTAGTAACAACCAGAAGAAAGTCTAACATTGTATCAAAAGTAAAGAGAAAGAAAATTGTTGATTCTGTTGTTATTAATAAGTCAAAATATCAAGGATCTGGTGTTGGAAACACAACTTTAAATGATGGACTTACTTATGGAAATTATCCTTTTGGAACTAGAATTCAAGATGAAACGATTTCTCTCAATGTTCCTGATGTAATCAGAATTTATGGTGTGTTTGAATCTGAAAATAGCTCAGATCCAACTTCTCCAACAATGTCTTTAGGTTCCATGGATGGACCTTCAGCAACAACAAATGATTTAATTATTGGAGAAGAAATTACTGGCAAGACTAGTGGTGCAAAAGCAATTTACATTACTAGAAATAGTGGTACAAATATTGGATTTATTTACGAAAATAGCACTTCATTCGAAGTTGGTGAAGTTGTAACTTTCTCTCAATCGGGAGTTAATGCAATTGTATCTTCTGATCTGAACGTTGGCAGTAAAAATATTACTTCCAATTATCGTTTTTCAAATGGACAGAACTTAACATATTATGATTATTCAAGAATCATAAGAAGATCGGGTGCATCTGAACCAACGAGAAGATTAAAAGTATTCTTCTCAAAAGGATATTATGATTCTTCTGACACTGGTGATATCACAACTGTAGAGTCTTATAATTCTTTTGACTATGGTAGTGAAATTGCAAAAATAAATTCTATTAGAAACACTGATATTATAGATGCAAGGCCAAGAGTAATTGATTATACAGTATCTGAGGGTGCAAATTCTCCATTCGAATTTAATGGAAGATCCTTCAATGGTGGATCAACAGGACAACACAGTTCTAAAGATGTGATTGCTTCTGATGAGTCTATGACTTTATCATATACATATTATCTTCCTAGAATTGATAGACTTTATCTTGATAAGGATGGAATTTTCATTGTAAAATTTGGAGCTCCAGACGATAATCCCAAACTTCCAGAAGAAGTTTCTGGAGCAATGAATATTGCTAATATTTTCCTTCCAGCATATTTGTATACTGCCCAACAAGTAAGAATTGATTCTGTAGATCATAAGAGATATCAAATGAATGATATCTTTAAGTTGGAAAGAAGAATTAAAAATCTTGAATACTATACATCTTTATCAAATCTGGAAACAAATACATTAAATCTGTTTGTTTCTGATGCGAATGGATTAAACAGATTTAAATCTGGTGTATTTGTAGATGGATTCTTAAATAGAATTCCTCAAGATTCAAATGTTGGAGTCAAGAACAGTGTTGATATTAGAAAAGCGGAGTGTAGGCCTTCTCACTACACAACTGCATTAAACCTTGAAATTGGATCAACTTCAATAGCAGGAATTGGAACAACAACAATTGCAAATCAAGACAAGAGATATGCAGATATCCTTGGAACTAACATTAAGAGATCGAATAGCGTTGTAACTCTCAATTATTCCGATACTTCCTGGTTAAAACAACCTTTTGCTACTAGAACAGAGAGTGTTACTCCTTTCTTTGTCAAATTCTGGCAGGGAACATTAGAATTTGAACCAACTGTTGATGTTTGGATTGATGTTAACAGGCAAGTAGTAAACAGCGTTGAAATGGAAGGATCCTTCCTTGGCATTGCTGAGGCAATGAGAGCTGAGGTAACAACTGCTGCTGACGGTTCTAGATCTGGAATAAGTCCAGTTATCTGGCAATCATGGGAAACGACAGGTGTTGATGTAAGTTTTAGTTTAAGTTCTAGTCAGAGTTCTTCAAGTTCTTCAAGTGCATCTCAAAGACAAGGATCACTTTCAGAATTTAGAGATTCTACTTCAGATAGATCCGATGCAACAAGTGTTCCTCAAACTTTCTTAGTCGAAGAAGAAACAACTAATACAACAACTTCTACAACAATAAGTGGAACTGTTGGAGTTGATCTTCAGCAACAAAGAAGAGGAACTCAAACAACAGTAACTGAACAAATTGATACCGAGTCTCTTGGAGATAGAATTACAAGTAGAAATATAATTAATTTCATGAGATCTCGTAATATTGAATTTACGGGAAGAAGATTAAAACCATTTACGCAAGTTTATCCTTTCTTTGATAACGTTGATGTAACTTCATTCTGCTTTAGTAAGTTACTTGAAATTCAAATGTCATCTGGAACTTTCCAGGTTGGAGAAACTGTAATTGGATTCATGCCAAGCACTCAGACAACTCCAAATGTTGATACTGAGTCTTCACCAACAATTGCTTTTAGAGTATCTACACCAAACCATAAGTATGGCCCATACAACAATCCAACTGATATCTTTGAAAGAAATCCTTATGATAGAGAGAATCAGATTCCCACATTATATTCTGCATCTTCTACAATATTGAACGTAGATACTTTTAGTTTGGCTGATGAAAGTCAACCAAACTTTAGTGGAAATGTAAGAACTGGTATGCTCCTTAGAGGACAAAGCAGTGGTGCAGAAGCAACGATATCCAATGTCAGAATCGTAACTGACAGACTTGGAACAGTTATTGGATCATTCTTAGTTCCAAATGGAAATAATGCATCTAATCCAATTTTTGAAACTGGAAGAACAAGATTTAGATTAACAAGCAGTTCAATTGATTCTAAGGTTCCTGGTGTAGTAACCACGTCTGCAGAAGAGATTTTCTACTCGCAAGGTGACATTGATAATACTCAAGAGGTTACTTTATCACTCAGAAACGCAAGAGTTGAACATAATGATAACTTCTTAGAAACAAGAACAATTGGTGATAGTGCTTCATCTTCAACTACATTTGTGAGTGGAACAGATTCCAGCACAAGACTTACTGGAGAATATAGAGATCCACTTGCACAAAGTTTCATTGTTGATGATGAAACTGGTATTTTTGTTACTAAAATTGATCTTTACTTTGCAGCAAAATCAAGCGATCTTCCCGTAACAGTTCAAATTAGAGAAGTTGAGTTGGGAACTCCATCTCAAAAGATTCTTCCATATTCTGAAGTTGAATTATCACCAGATCAAGTAAATATTTCTTCTGATGCAAGTATTGCAACAACATTCGAATTTGAGTCCCCTGTTTATTTGGAGGGACAAAGAGAGTATGCAATTATTGTCATTTCTAACTCTACTGAATATACTGTTTGGATTTCTAGACTTGGAGAGTCTGATGTTTCTACTTTAGGAACAGAAAGAGGACAAATTCTTGTTTCAACGCAGAGATTGTTAGGTTCTCTGTTTAAGTCTCAAAACGCATCTACTTGGACTCCAAGCCAATATGAAGATTTGACTTTTGAACTTTACAGAGCAAACTTTGTTTCATCTGGAAGTGTTCAATTCTTTAACCCAGAACTTTCTAAAAACCTTGAATTGCTAACAGCAAATCCAATTACGATGACATCTAATACTGTCAGAATTGGAATTGGCACAACTGTTAATGATCAGGAATTAACAATTGGAAACACAATACTTCAAAATGGAGTAAATGTTTCTGGAAAACTTGTTGGATATGGCGGAACTGCTACTGGCAATCTTAACATCACTAATGCTGGTGTTGGATATACTCCTTCAGCAGGAAGCCTTACCTATACTGGCGTAGCACTAACAAGTGTAATTGGAAATGGCGTAAATGCGACTGCCGATATTCATATTAATAATGGAGTTGCTGTTGGAGCAACTATTGTTAATGGTGGAACTGGATATACCATTGGTGATATTGTTTCGCCAATACAAATTGGTTCCAACAGTCTCGGAAGTGGAATGAGATTAAGTATTTCTCAACTTAGTGGACAAAATCAACTTATTGTTTCAAATATTCAAGGAGAATTTGAAACTGGAGTTGGTAAGTCTATTCAATACGTAAACAATGCTGGCGTAACCACAGATCTAAATGGACAAATTGGTGGAAATGTATTGGCAATTTCTCCAATAACTGAAGTTTCTGATGGACTTCACTTCAAAGTGTTCCAAAGAAACCATGGTATGCATTCTGGAGTTAATAAGGTTACAATTACAAACGTTCAATCTGACACAACTCCAACAACGTTGAGTGCAAACTATACTGCATCGGCAACAGGAAATATTTCAGTTGCAAGCACTTCTAACTTTGGAACTTTTGAAAATGTAAGTATTGGTGCTACTAATCCAGGTTATGCTTTAATTGGAAATGAAATTATTTCTTACACTGGAGTTGCTGCAAATGCTCTTACGGGTGTAACAAGACAAATTGATGGAACCAAGGCATTTAGTTATCTCTCTGGTGATTTGGTTTATAAGTATGAGTTAAATGGAGTTTCTTTGAGAAGAATCAATAAGACTCATACTCTATCTGATGCAACTGTGGCCGATCCAAGAAGTTTTGACTTCTATAATGTGAAAGTTGACATGACTTCAAATGGAGTTGATAGATCCTCAACACTAACGATGCCAGAACTTCACTTCAATGAAACTAAGATTGGTGGAGGAATCAAAGCAAGATCCACATATAATATTCAATATGAGTTGATCACTCCTAATGTTAGAGTTATTTCTCCTACAGGAACAGGTATCGTACCTTCTGTAAGAACAGTAACAGGAAGAAGTGTCAGTGGTTCTGAAGCTGGATATGTTGATAAGGGATTCAAGCAAATTTCTTTAAATCAAGCAAATTATTTTGATTCTCCAAGAATTGTGGCTTCCAAAGTTAATGAAAATGAGTATCTCACTTCCTTACCTGGAAACAAATCATTTACAATGAATGTAAACTTTACAACTTCAGATTCTAGAATTTCTCCAGCAGTTGATTTGCAAAATAATAGCATTATATTTACTTCAAACAGAGTAAATAGTCCTGTTTCAAATTATGCTACCGACTTTAGAGTAAATGATACTGTTAATGATCCTAATAGTTTCTATTATGTAACCAAGAATGTTTCCTTAGAAAATCCAGCAACTTCTATTCAAGTAATAGTTGATGGATATGTAAGCAATTACGGTGATTTGAGAGCTTTCTACGCGGTAGATCAAGAATCTCAAGTTAATGAAACTATTTTTGTTCCATTCCCAGGATATCAAAATGTCAATATTTATGGAAACGTGATTAATCCATCTGCTAATAATGGACAAGCATCATCGTTTGTTCCAAAAGTTGATGATTATGCTTATGAACCAACTGGTGAGTTGTTCAGAGAATACAAGTTTGTTGTTGATAACCTACAACCATTTAAATTCTTTAGGATTAAATTGATTGGTACATCAACAAATCAAGCTTTTGTTCCTATCATTAAAAACTTTAGAGTTATTGCCCTTGCTTGATATGGATCTAATACCAGTGGAAGGAAGTCCCGGTTTATACCGGGACAATCTTTCAAACGCGATTGTAAATACAAATAAAAATGATTATGAGTCATATTTGAACTCAAGGAAAAAAATGAATAGTGAAAGAGAAAAGATTGATTCTTTAGAAAAAGAAATTAGTTCTGTTAAAGATGATATTGGCGAAATAAAAAATTTATTATTTAAATTAGTGCAGAATCAAACCCTAAATAACTAAAATAGCAACTCTATAATGTCGAGGCACACGATTACATTTGATCCTGACTCTGGTGTTGCATATGGTGTAAATTTAACCATCAACACTGGATCAAACTTTACTGGAAAATTCACTATTTTAAATACATCTGGTGCGGCTTTTAATTTTACTGGTTGGACAGCATCTTCTCAGATGTCTAAAAGTGTTTCGATAGGATCGACTTTGTACCCATCAGCAACATTTAATGTTGGATTTACAAGTGAGGCGGGAGGAAAGTTTGATTTAACTTTATCATCATCTACTACAAGAAATTTAAGTGAGGGTAGATACGTTTACGATGTTCTTGTAAGTTCTGGATCAAGTGTGTACAGAATTGCTGAAGGAAATGTTTTAGTTTTAGCTGGTATTTCATCAGCACCATAAATATTTTTTAGAGATATAAATTAAATGGCGCAACCAACCTCTAGACAAGAGTTAATAGATTATTGTAAAAGGAAACTGGGAGCGCCAGTTTTAGAGATTAATGTTGCCGATGAGCAAATTGATGATCTTGTTGATGACGCACTGCAATTTTTTAACGAAAGACATTTTGATGGTGTAACTCAGATTTATCTGAAATATCAAATCACACAAGACGATATTAATAGAGGAAGAGCTCCTGCAGGACAAAGTTCTGTTGCTGGAATTGTAACTACAACAGCAACAACATCAATTGTAGGAACAGCGACTACGTTTACATATACAGAAAATAGTAACTATTTGCAGATTCCATCATCCATTATTGGAATAAACAAAATATTCAAGTTTGATGGGACAAACTCCATAACAAATAATATGTTCAGTGTTAAATATCAGTTATTTTTAAACGATATTTACTACTGGGGATCTACAGAACTTTTAACTTATGCAATGACTAAAACTTATCTTGAAGATATTGATTTTCTTCTGACAACAGATAAGCAAATAAGATTTAATCAAAGGATGGACAGATTATACTTAGATATTGATTGGGGAAGTATGAGTGTTGGTGATTATTTGGTGATAGATTGTTGGAGACTACTTAATCCAAATGATTTTTCAAGAGTATGGAATGACTCTTTCTTAAAACCATATTTGACATCTCTAATTAAGAGACAGTGGGGACAAAACTTGATTAAATTCCAAGGAGTAAAACTTCCTGGAGGAGTAGAGCTAAATGGAAGACAAATATATGATGATGCTCAAAAAGAAATAGATGCAATAATGGAGAAGATGTCAAATACTTATGAATTACCACCATTAGATATGATTGGTTAATATCATGCTTAATCCATTTTTTCAACAGGGATCAAAAAACGAACAAAGTCTTGTTCAAGACTTGATCAATGAACAACTACGCATGTATGGCGTTGAAGTTTATTATATCCCCAGAAAATATTATACTAAAAATACTGTCATTAGAGAAGTAATTCAATCTAAGTTTGATAATGCATATCCAATAGAGGCATATGTTGATACTTATGATGGATATACTGGACAAGGAACCATTCTTTCAAAATTTGGCATTCAAGAACTTGATGATTTAAGATTAATTATTTCAAGAGAAAGGTATGAAACTTATATTACTCCACTAATAGAGAATTTACCAAATATTGAGTTGGCAACTAGGCCAAAAGAAGGAGATCTTATATATTTCCCTCTTGGAGATAGAATTTTTGAAATAAAATATGTTGAGCACGAAAAACCTTTTTATCAATTACAAAAAAACTATGTTTATGAATTAACATGCGAACTCTTCAGATATCAAGATGAAGACGTTGATACTAATATTGAAGAAATTGACAACAATTTTGTAGAACTTGGATATATTCAAACTCTTACTATGGTTGGCACTGCAGTTACAGCAACTGCTGTCACTGGAATTGTTAATGGAGGAGTAAGATTTGTAAACGTAACTAGGAGGGGAGAAGGTTATACTTCTATTCCAACTGTTGCAATATCTTCTGCTCCAAGTGGAGGAATAACAGCAACTGGAATCGCAACAATGATTTCTGGATTGGTTGATTGTGACGGAACTACTTCATCTAAAGTTCAATCAGTTTACATAACAAATCCAGGACTTGGATATACAGTTGCTCCTGGAATAGTATTCATTGGTGGAGGTGGATCAGGAGCAGCTGCAACTACTGGAATTGGAAATAGTATGGTTGGTGTAGTAACCGTAACTTCTGGAGGTTCTGGATACTACACCGCACCTACCGTTTCCTTCTCTTCTCCTGTTGGTTTAGGTACTACAGCAACTGGCGTTTCTGTAATTAATTCTTCAGGATCAGTTTCTGCAATTTATATTACAAATGCTGGTTCAGGATATACTGTTGCACCAACTGTCACCGTCTCCAACCCACCTAGTAGTGGATCTGGCGACTTTATTGACAATGAAATTGTGACTGGAAGCACTAGTGGAACAACTGCAAAGGTTAAATCCTGGAATTCTGTCACAAGTGTTCTTACTGTTTCAATTGTTTCTGGTGAGTTTACAGCAGGCGAAAGTTTGGTTGGTGCAGAATCTGGAGCAACTCATTCCTTAAGAGTAATACAAACAGATAACCTTGTTGATCCATATGCTGATAATGATAATATTGAATTTGAAGCAGATCAAATATTAGATTTCTCAGAATCAAACCCATTCGGAAATCCATAGTAATTAGTTTGTTAAATAGAAGTAGTATCTTAGTGCATTTTTAAAATGTTTGAATATTTTTATCACGAAATAATGAGAAAAACCATTATTGGTTTTGGATCATTGTTTAACAACATATCAATCAAACACACTACAGATGCTGATGCAGTCGTCAGTGTATCAAAAGTTCCTTTGGCATACGGGCCAACTCAAAAATTCTTAGCAAGACTTGAGCAAGAATCAAATCTGAATAAACCAGTTCAGATGACTTTACCAAGAATGTCATTTGAATTTGTTGGGATGAACTATGATCCACAAAGAAAAACGACTCAAACACAGATAATTCAAACTGCACCTACGGCAGATAAAACTGACACTAAGAAGGTTTATATGCCAGTTCCATACAATATGTCATTTGAACTTTCTATCATGACAAAGTTGAATGATGATATGTTGCAAATAGTAGAGCAAATTTTACCTTATTTTCAACCATCTTATAATCTTAGCATTAATTTATTATCTGATGTTAATGAGAAGAGAGATATTCCTATTGTTTTAGATGGTATATCAATGAGTGATGATTATGAAGGAAATTTTGAAACAAGAAGAGCGTTAATTTATACTTTAAGATTTACAGCGAAGACTTACTTCTTCGGGCCTGTTGCTTCTACTTCAAGTGACATCATTAAGAAAGTTAGCATCGGATTGGTTGGCGATTCTGGTGTTAATAGAGTTCGAGAAATGACTTATACAGTTGAGCCAAGAGCAACTAAAAATTATACTGGAATTATTACCACGAATCTTTCTTCTGATATCGGACTTTCAGAAACAAATATTGTTGTTAATGATGGATCGGCAATTCCAGAAAACAGTTATATTGTAATCGACAATGAAGAAATGTATGTTGACAGTGTTTCTGGAAATACATTGACTGTAACTCGTGGAGCAGATTCTACAACAATTGCTTCACACGTTTCTGGAGCTGCTGTCAAGAAAATTACTTCTGCAGATGATAATCTAATAGAATTTGGAGATAATTTTGGTTTTGATGGTTCAATAATGTGAGGTTTTTTGTATGGATGATAAATTTAAATCGCTGAATGAAACTTTTGATGTTACAGCAGAAATTGCTGATAGTTCAATAAGTAAAATTTCCGAAAAAGACGAAAAGTTTAGAAAAACAAAGTCATCAGATGATGATATTAAAAAAGACTATGAATATACCAGAGGAAATTTATATTCAATTATTGAAAAAGGACAAGAGGCAATCAATGGTATACTGGAGTTAGCGCAGGAAACAGAACAAGCTAGAGCATATGAAGTTGCTGGACAACTGATTAAAAATGTTGCCGATGCAACAGATAAATTAATGGATCTTCAGAAAAAATTGAAAGATGTTGAGGAAGAAAAACAAGTAAAGGGGCCATCAACAGTAAACAATGCACTTTTTGTTGGATCTACTGCAGAACTTGCCAAAATGTTAAAAAATGGAATAGGAGAAGAAGATAAATAATATGACAGGGAGAGAAATCCCAAAGTACAAAGGTTACTAATAAAATGTCAAAGGATTTGCCTTCGATTGACGATTTTGCTGAAGACAATAGCAATTTACCATCTATCAATGATTATCTAACAGAGGAAGTTGAAGAAGATCTTCCATCTGTTAAAAATTTCATTGAAAAGCAAGAATTAAGAGAAGATATACAAACAATTGAAGATGCAAATGGAGAAACTTTTGCAGAAATAAAAGATATTGTTCCTC